AGACTATCGATGGTAAATTAAATGAAGATTATCAAGTAATACCTGATAATGATTATTATCAAAATCTATCCTATACAGTTAAGAGTACAGTTGAATGGGATAAGTTTGTAAATCCAGTCAATAGGTTAGTTCATCCATCTGGATTGAAAAACTTTGCAGACACATCAGTGGTTTCTAATCTAAAAGTTGGTGTTGGTGAAGTTCGTGAATCAAATCAAGTTGTTGTACTAGATGTTGGTAATATTCTTGAACTTAGAGATAAACAAAGAGTTGATGCAATCAATAATTTTGACTTTGCAAGAGATTTTGATACAAGAACTAGTGGTTCAAAATTCTTAACTCTTCAGAACAGATCACTTACTGACTTTACAAGATGTAAAACTAATAGAGTTCTACTACACGATGACATTAGTGCAACTTTCCAGAGTGAAGGATTTGAAAGTACAAATACTGTTATTGAACCATTAGTTGAAGATTTTGGAAATTATCTAATTCAAATTATTGATCCTGATACTTTAGATTCTCAATTTAGTGAAGTAGTTACGATTACAACTGAGAGTGATGCATTTTTACTTGAAAAATCAACTGACTTTACAACAATTAAATTAGGTGATTTTGATACTGAGATATTAGCAACTGGAACAAAAAATCTACTATTCAATCCAACAGAAATATTTACAAGAGACCATGATATTAAAGTATTAAAAATAGACTTTAATACTGATTTGACTGGGATTGGTACGAATAGTATTGGTCACGTTGATTTAGTAGGTGTCAATACAGGTATTGCAACAACAACAGTTGGTTTTACAACAACAACCATACTTGAAATACCTACTTTTGATTTTAACGGTTTATTTGCAGGAATATTTGTTCAGGATAGTGAAACTAAAGAAATTAATTATAACGAGGTTATAGTTGATTTTGATGGAACTGATACAACTATTGGTGAAGTATATGTTGACACAAAATCAGGATTAAGTAATAGTGCTGTAGGTGTCATTACTGCAAGAGTAGAAAATAATTTAGTTAAATTACAATGTGAGAATGATAGAGTAAATGTTCTCGATGTAAGGGCAAACATAGTTGGTTTGGGTTCAACAGCAACTGGTATTGGAACATATCGTTTTGCAGTTCCTGGACAACCTGAAGGTGCTGAAAGAAGTATAAGATTACAATCAGGATATGCAACTGGAACAGCGAGTCCAATAACTTATGCGACACTGAATAATCTTGTTGATAATACTGCAAAATCATTGGTAAGAGTATCTTGTGGAGAGACATCAGCAGTTCATCAAATAATCTCACTAAAAGATTTTGATGACATACTGACTGTACAATATCCTTTTGTATCTGCTGGTTCTACAACTGGTATTGGAACATTTGGTGGTGAAATTGTTGGTAATAATATTAATTTAAGATTCTATCCAGATGCAGAGTTTGATTCATTAGTTGAGGTTCAATCATATAATAAAATATTCTACACTGCAAGTGACTTTGAAAATACACCACCTGATTTAACTTATGGAACAGTTGATCAAAGAGTTTTCTTAACAACATATGATGGTGCTGCTGGATTAAGAGCAAATAGAAAAGATTTTGTGCTCAAACATAAAGAAGTTCCTATTTACTCCAAGGATTTTAATCCAGTTGGAACATTTAGCACTACCACTAGTGTTATAGAAATTGCAAGTCACTTCTTTAATACAAATGAAGAACTAACATATACACCAGATTCAACATTTATCGGTATTGCAGGAACTGCTGTATCAATTGGTGCAACTGCTAATATTTCTGGAGTTGTTACTACAATATTACCTGATACAGTATATGCAAAAGTTCTTGATGAAAATAGATTTGAATTATACACAAGACCTGAATATGTTGCGACTGGTGTTGCAGTCACATTCACTGGAACAGGTTCTGGTAATAAACATAAGTTGTCAATGAGAAAACAACTCACTAAAACTATTATAGGTTTAGATGGAGTTGTACAACAACCAATTTCATTTACATCAATTACCCATAACTTTGGAGTATTTGATGGATTTACATATAATAACAATATTGGTATTGGTTTATCACAATTTGTATTAAGTGGTATAGGTTCAGTTCAACCAACAGACTTCCTTAAATTAAATGATGAGTATATGAAGGTTACTGAGGTTGGATTCTCAAGCACACCTACAGGAGTTATTAATGATTCAACAGATGTTGCACTTGGTATTGCAACTTTACCAGTAGTAAAAGTTGACAGAGGACAATTAGGAATCGCAGCTACATCACATACAGCGAATGATGTTGCAAGAGTTCATAGAGGTGCATTTAATATTGTTGATAGCACTGTTTTCTTTGCAGATCCACCAAAGGGAAATAATAGGTCAAGAAGAGATGAAACAAATTTACCATTTGTTAAGGCAGACTTTAGTGGTAGAACATTCTTAAGATCAGATTATACAACTAATATGTTGTTCGATGATATATCTGATAACTTTACAGGTATTGGTAAAACATATTCATTGACAGTTGGTGGTGCGAATACCTCTTCAGGTATCGGATTAGGTAATGGTGTATTGTTCATTAATGGTGTATTCCAGACTCCATTGACTGTAAACAACACTGGAAATAATTATGAGTTCATCGCTGATACAACTGCTGGAATATCAACTGTTGAGTTTAGTGGTATTACATCAACAAACGGTGATTTTATAGTATCTGAATTTGACATTAATCAAAACCAAGTTCCAAGAGGTGGATTAATTGTATCATTAGGTTCAACACCTGGTCTTGGATATGCACCATTAGAGGGAGCAAAGGTAAAAGCATTTAAAGATGCAAATGGTGGAATCACAAGTGTTGTCGGTATCGCTACATCATCAGGATTTAACCTTGGTATACAAACTGCTGCCTATGATAATATTACTGGTATTATTACGGTTACAACTAATAAAGTTCATGGGTTTGGTTTAGAAAGACCAAATATGGTTAAACTTAAAGACTTAAACTTTAATGTCGGCAGTGGCACAACAGTATTTACAAATCATGATCGATCTTTATTTGTTGTTGGAATAGTATCTGATAGAACATTTGAAGTCCGTGCAGGAGTTCATACACAAACTCATACTTATACTGGTGGTGGTAATGCGTTTGAATTCTTTGAGGATTTGACTTTTGGTTCAGGATATCGTGGTGGATCTGTTGCAATTGGTGTTACAGACCAAGCATATGTCCATAGATTTGTAAGTGCTGGTATAGGTTCAATAAGACAATCAAACTTTGCTGGTAATGCATTTACTGCAACAAATGCAGTTTATACATCTCATACAGGAACTCTTGTTCTTACAATACCTAATCATGGTTTATCAACCAGTGATACAGTTGGTATTGATACTGGTGGTTTAGTATTCAAGTGTTCAAAGGATAATTTCTTCTCAGATCATCCATATCCTCGTTCAGTATCTAAGACAAGTTTCCCTAACTCAGATCCTATCGCTGGAATACAAACTGCAATAACAGCAACTACAACTAACACTATTACATTAAATGTTGGTGCTGGTGGTGGCGGTGGAACAGGAGCAGAAGTAACTGCAACAGTTGGTGTTGGCGGTACTCTTGCATTTACAATTACACAGGCAGGTTCTGGTTATGTAAATCCTGAAATAATTATTCCTCAACCTAATTATGATAATTTACCAGTAATTGGTATATCAAGACAAGGAATTGGTGCAACAACTGACACAGGTTCAAACTTATTAGTTGATGTAAAAGTTAGTGCTGCAAAAACAACTGTAGGTATCGGTTCAACAACATTTGAAATATCTGAATTTGCAATAGCTAGACCTGGACACTCATTTAAAATTGGTGATAAATTTAAACCAGTTGGTCTAGTCACTGCTGCACATTTATCTGCACCCATACAAGAATTTGAATTAGAAGTCACTCAAATTTTCCAAGATAAATTCTCCTCTTGGCAGTTTGGTGAAATTGATTTCATTGATAGTATTCAAAATCTACAAGATGGTTCAAGGACTAGATTCCCACTATTTTTCAATGGTCAATTACTAAGTTTTGAAAAAGATTTAAATAATGCAACTTCACAATTAATTGATTTAAATGCTGTTCTTTTAATATTCATAAATGGTGTTTTACAAGTACCAGGTTCTTCATACACATTTGAAGGTGGTACTACATTTGAATTTGAAGAAGCACCAAGACCAGAAGCACAAGTTGATATATTCTTCTATAAAGGACAAGATGGTGTTGATGTAGATACTGCAGATATTCAGCAGACAATTAAAATTGGTGATGAAGTTAGATTATTTAAGCATCCAGTAGGATTTACAACTTCACAACAGGCAGAGAGAACTATTAAAGATTTACTTGGTGCAAAACTTGTTGAAACTGATATTTACACTGGTGCTGGAATTGATGAAAATAATAATAAACCTATTAGATGGACTAAGCAAAAAGTTGATATCGTATTAGGTGGTAAAAAAATTGATAAGTCAAGAGAAATACTTGAACCTCAAGTATATCCTACCTCTAAAATTATTGGTGATTTTACAACATCATCTGGTGAAGGTAATACAAACGGAATATTTGTGGATGATGCAGAAGTATTTTTCTATGAAAAGGGAGATCATTTAAGTGCAAGTAATCCAGATGAATCTGATGGTGATTATAATCTAGCATACAGCACAGTTGATGCTCTTGTAACTTCTGGTGAAATTAATGTTGGTGCATCTGCAACAGCTATTGTATCATCTGCTGGAACAATAACATCATTAGATATTACAAATATAGGAAGTGGATATGCAAGTGCAACTATTAAAATAAGTGCACCACCTGCAATTGGTGTTGGAGTTGGTACTACAGCGACAGCTACTGCTACAATTACTAATGGTACAGTAACAGCAACATCAATAACAAATCCTGGTTTAGGGTACTCTAACTTAACACCACCGCAAGTAATTATTAACTTACCTGAATTTAAAACTGAAAAAGTTACATCAATCGATAATGTTGAAGGATTTACTGGTATTATTACTGGTATCAGTACAACTACTGTAAGTGGACAATCAGCACTTAAGTTCTTCTTCAGAGCAGATAAAACAGCAAATACATTATTAGTTGGTTATCCAGTGTTTATTAAAGATACAACAGTTGGAACTGGTGTTATATCTGTTGATACACATAATTCTTCCGTTATTGGAATTGGATCAACTTTCTTAGATAACATCTATAAAGTTCATGCAGTAACTTCCACTGGTGAAAATGGTGAAATTACTTGTAATATTCAAAATGGACAAACTACTGGTGTGGGTGCAGGTTTGACTGGTAACTTTAATAATAGTAATCCAGGAATTGCCACACATCTAGGTCGAATTAGTTGGGGTAGATTATATAATCTTTCTCGAAATGAAAGTCCTATTTCAATTGGTGTGACTGGATTTACTATTAACACTGGATTGACAACTTTCCCGACCATACAAAGAAAGAATTACACTGTAGGGTCTTTGAGAGGTCTTAGATCATCAGGTGCAATTAGGGTATTTGGAATTTGATTCTATTACCTCTATAAATAAAAAGAAAAAGTTAATTAACAATGTCAGCGATAATTACTGATCAATTTAGAATTCTGAATGCTAACAACTTTGTTGAGTCAGTAGAAAACACAAATAATTCATATTACGTTTTTATTGGATTACCAAACCCAGCTGGAACAGGGTCTCTTGTTGGTTATGGAAGATCTTCTGATTGGAACTCATCTACACCTGCACCGACTGATAGTTTTTCATATCGTATTCATACAGGTGATACGATGATGTTTGGTAAGAAAATATCATCTGCGAATATTAGAAGAATTATAAGAAGAGTAGACTGGGTTGCTGGTAGTAGATATGAAATTTATAGAGATGATTATAGTGTCGAAAATCCAAGTCCATTAACACAAGCAAATAGGTTATATGATGCGAACTACTACGTACTTAATTCCGACTTCAAAGTTTACGTTTGTATTGATAATGGATCAAGTGGAACTAACGTTCTTGGAAATGTCTCTCAGGACGAACCAACCTTTACAGACTTGGAACCATCAAAAGCAGGGAATAGTGGAGATGGATATGTTTGGAAGTATCTTTTCACTGTTTCACCTAGTGATATTATTAAATTTGACTCAACTGAATTTATTACTGTCCCAAATAGTTGGGGGTCAAGTCAAGACTCACAAATAAGATCAGTTCGTGAAAATGGAGATTCAAATGTAAACCAAAATCAAATTAAACATGTTTTTATTGAGAATGCTGGTAGTGGTTATGCGAATGGATTAAGTCAAGAAGTTGATATAATCGGTGATGGAGAGGGTGCAAAAGCAAGAGTTGATGTTGTAAATGGCACAATTACGGATGTTACTGTAAGTGCTGGAGGTAAAGGTTATAGTTATGGTATTGTTGATTTAGGAACTTTAAGTAGTGGTGTTAGCACATCTACTGGTCGTGCAAAACTTATTCCTATAATCCCACCAGGTTTAGGACATGGTTCAGATGTGTATACTGAATTAGGAACTGATAGAGTTATTGTTTATGCTCGATTTGATGATTCAACAAAAGATTTTCCGATTGATACCAAGTTTTCACAAGTTGGTGTTGTGAAGAATCCTACAAAAGTAGGAACATCAGTAACTTATACTGATAATACATATTCTTCATTACAAGCAGTCAAATTTGATTCTGTAACTGGAGTACCACAAGTTGGTGAAGAAATTAAACAGGTTTTAGTTGCTCCTCCAAATACAGGAAAAGTTTCTACAGGATATATTGCATCATATGATTCTGAAACTAAAGTATTAAAATATTTTAGAGATCGTTCTCTTAACTTTAATAGAACAACATATGATCATACTGATTATGCTGGTATTTCAACTGCAGGTCGAATATATCAATTTGAATCACAAATAGGTGCGAATAATATTGATGGTAAAACTTCATCATTTTCGGGATCAATCTCACAATCTTTTTCTGGTATAACAACAAACCCAACAGGTAATAAATTAATTAATTTAGGTGTAAACTTTGTTTCAGGACTTTCTGATTCTGAGATAAATAAAGGGTCAGGAGAAGTAATTTACTTAGATAATAGACCTTTGATTGTTAGAAACTCTCGTCAAAAAGAAGACATTAAAATTATACTAGAATTCTAAAATGCCACAAAAGACTAACTTCAATATATCACCTTATTATGATGATTTCGATAAGGCAAATAATTTTTACAAGATATTGTTTAAACCTGGATATCCAGTTCAAGCAAGAGAATTAACTGGTTTACAGTCTCTTTTACAGAATCAGGTTGAGTCTTTTGGAAAACACATATTTAAAGAAGGTTCAATGGTCATACCTGGTGGTCTTGACCTTGATAGGACATATTTCTCAGCAAAAATAAATGATACACATCTTGGTATTGATGTTTCTGTTTATTTAAATAACATAATTGCATCTAATGATGGTAAAGGTTTAAGAGTTAGAGGTCAGACATCAGGTATAATTGCAACTATAAAGAATTTTATACTACCACCAGCAGAAGGTGTAGATGAAATTACTATTTTTATAAAATATCAACAATCTGGAACTAACGGTGAAAGCACAGCATTTCCAGATGGAGAAGTTTTAATATTAGAAGAACCTCTCACATATGGAAACACAACTTTAACAATTGGAGAAACAGTTCTAACACTCTCTTCAGAAAATGCCACTGCAACAGGATGTGCATTTGGTGTCAATGAAGGTGTATATTTCATGCGTGGTAGTTTTGTTGATGTACCAAAATCACTCATTATATTAGAACCATATAATATTGAACCATCTTACAGAGTTGGTTTTGAAGTATCTGAGGAAGTTATAAACTCAAATGATGATTCAAGTCTTTATGATAATGCACAAGGATTTACAAATTTTGCTGCTCCAGGTGCCGATAGATTTAAAATATCAGTAAAATTATCTAAAAAAGCATTAGATGACTACGAAGATACTAACTTTGTAGAATTGATGAGAGTAGATTCAGGTGAAATAAAAAAATTACAGGATTCATCAACATAT